ATTATTATAACTACCACCATCCATGCTATTCATTTGTTGATTTGTAAAATGTTGTTTACTTGTGAAATCAAGAATCGGTGAAATCATATTAGAAGTATTTTTATCAATAGGTAAATATTTAATATACTCATTAGATGCATTAACAATTTGTTGAGCACGTAATGGATTACGTTTAAATAGAATATATAGCATTAATGCACCAAATGCAACACCAGCCATTTGATAATATTTTTTACTAGACATTAACATTTTGGTGTATTTACCATCCGTATAAATGTTAGCAATAATAAAACCAGCAATAAGTATAATATAAAGTTCTAACCGCATTTTATATTATATAGAGAATATTTTGTTAATATTATTCATAATATAAATAAATTAAGTATAATAAAATACAGATAAAAGCAGCAAAAATATAGTGTTTTCGGGTATTTATTTGTTCAATTAAAAATACGGGTTTTGGTTTATATGCTGACCGATATTGTGCAAGAGCTTCTGGCATAGATAGTTCTTGTTTTTCAAGTGATACATTTATTTTATTATGTATAAAATGCATCCAACGAACAAATGATTGTTTAGATGTTAGATAGGGTGTAACAGGATATTTATCTAAAATATTGCTAAATTTGTCACCAATTTCATGAATTGGTATAAATAGTGGCATATTTTGTATTAAGTCATAGTATTTTCTTTTTATTATTTCATTTGGATATTCTGGATATGATTCGGCAACCGTATGTAAAAAAAACCAATAATGTGGTCCCCAAACAGTAGGTTCAAAAAACATAGCTTAGATATTTATATAAAGACACCTTATTATATTAATCTAGGATTTATCGTATTTAATATAATGAATGATAATTATTGTAATAATTGTGGAAAATCAGGACATGTATACCACCTGTGTAAGATGCCTATAACAAGTATAGGAATCATAGCTTTTCGTATATTGAATAATGAAATACAATATCTAACGATAAGAAGAAAAGATACATTTGGTTTTATTGATTTTATGCGAGGTAAATATACTCTTTATAATAAGGAATATATTATAAATATGTTAAAACAAATGACAAATACAGAAAAGGATTATTTATTAACAATGACATTTACAGATTTATGGAAACATATTTGGGGCGACAATAATATAAGTAATCAATACAAACATGAAGAAAATGGCTCTAGAGATAAATTTGAACAATTAAAAATTGGTATTACTATAAAAAATAAAACATATTCTTTAGCTACGTTAATAGAGGATAGTAATAAATATATGAAATGGGAAGAACCAGAATGGGGATTTCCAAAGGGTAGACGTAATTTCCAAGAAAAAGATTTTGATTGTGCAATGCGTGAATTTTGCGAAGAAACCGGTTTTGATAGTAAATATTTATATAATATTCGTAATATTTATCCATTTGAAGAATTATTTACAGGATCTAATTATAAATCTTATAAACATAAGTATTACATAGCTTATATTCCATATGAATATAGTATGAATATGAATAATTTTGAAGTATCTGAAGTTAGTAAGATGGAGTGGAAAACATACGATAAATCTATTTCAGCTATGCGTCCTTATAATTTAGAAAAAAAGAGACTAATAACAAATATAAATAAAACATTGGTTCAGTATCCACTATCTTATATATAATTTGGTTTACAAAATAGATAAATGAAATATATGTAAATTATATACATATATTTTAATAACATGTCAAAGAAAACACATAAAAATAGGGAAACTAGTCCGGCAAATAAAACACGACGTAAATTAAATATAAAAGAGCCTACCACAATTATTAAGTCTATTACTGATAGTATTTCTAGTTTAAATCCATTTAACAATAATAACGAGCAAAATACTAATATACCTGTTGAGCAAAGTAATATAACTACATGTAATGATAGGAGATGTCCAAATGGATACAGATGCAATACTGACAAAATATGTTATAAATTAAAATCATTGGAATTGGAATTAAATAGACAAACATTATCATTATTCGTTGATGGTAATAGAGGTAAAACATATGATATTGAATTTTTAAATACGAATTTTGAACGCATAAGTACATTAAAAAATGGGCGCATTGATGGTAAAAAAATTAATGGCATAAAATTAAAAGAAATGATTACAGATTTAAAGAAAACTGTAACGAAAAATACTAAAAGTACATATTATGGAACATTAAATGATGAGATGATTATTCAAATTATTTATTTGGAAAGTATGCAAGAAAATATTAGTAATAGTGAGACTGATACTGATAATAAATTACAATCTATTCCTCAATTATCAGTCAGTCCTGTTAAGGATAAATCGCCTGTAAATGAAGATAATAATAAATCTGGTAATACAGAACCAGATTCTAGTGTAGATGATGACAAAGCTGAATCTGTTAATAAGGAAGATACAGAGGAAGAAGATATTATTGATAATTATGAATTACCCGATATGGATTTAAAAATGACAACAAATGAAGAAAATATACAGGATAAAGTCGGTATTATTGGTAATGATATTGATTCAAAAAAATATAATAAAATGTTACAAGAAAAAGAATTATTAGAAAGAGATAATATTAAATTAGAAGATACTTATGATTTTTTATATCCAGAATTAGATGACCCTAATTTTAATAGTAAAATTGCTAAAAGAAAAGAGTTTAATGATACACAATATGATGGAACTATTTACAATATTAAAGAACAGGCTAGTAAAATGTGTAATGCGGAATTTGAATTATTACCACATCAAGTATTTGTTAAAAATTTTCTTTCTTTCCAAACACCATACAATAGTTTGTTATTATATCACGGGTTAGGTACCGGTAAAACATGTAGTTCTATCGGCGTTGCAGAAGAAATGCGTAATTATATGAAACAAACCGGTATTACACAACGAATTATGATAATTGCCTCACCTAATGTACAAAATAATTTTCGTTTACAATTATTCGATGAAAGTAAATTACTATTAGAAGGAGGTATTTGGAATTTAAATACATGTATTGGAAATACATTATTACAAGAAATAAATCCTACTCAACTACAAAATATTCCAAAAGAAAAGGTTGTTTCTCAAATAAATGCATTAATAAATCAATATTATGTATTTATGGGTTATGGTGAACTCGCCAATTTTATTAAGCGTAAAATATACATAGACCAATCTACGGGTTTAAATAATAAACAACAAAAACAACAAGAAGTTACAAAAATTCAAGAAATATTTAATAATAGATTGGTTATTATTGATGAAGTTCATAATATACGTATTATGCAAGATAACAAAGAATCCAAAAAAACTGCTACATTATTAATGCACGTATGTAAATACGCAGAAAATATGCGATTATTATTATTATCTGCTACACCCATGTTTAATAATCATCGTGAAATTATATGGATTACCAATTTATTAAATATGGTTGATAAAAGAAGTATGATTCAAGAAAGTCATGTATTTGATAAAGAAGGCAATTTTATACAAGCAAACACAAGTGAAGATGGTAAAAAAATAGAAGGCGGTGAAGAATTACTACGCCGTAAATTAACAGGGTATATTTCTTATGTACGTGGAGAAAATCCATACACATTCCCATATCGTATTTATCCTAATGATTTTGCACCAGGAAAAATGATACAATATGATTCATATCCGTCTATGCAAATGAATAATAAACCTATAGAAAGCAAACCTAGTAAAATTCCTTTATATATGAATGTATTTGGCGATTATCAAAAAAATGCTTATGATTTTATATTAAAGAACTTATTAACAAAATCGTTTTCTACTGTAAATGTTGTTGGAAAAGAACGAAATATGCCTACATTTGAAAATATGGAATCGTTTGGATATACTCATCTTAGAGAACCTCTATTATCATTAAATATAATTTACCCAAACAGTGATTTTGATGTAAAATCTATGGAAACACCACAAGACGAACCGATGGAAACACCACAAGACGAACCGATGGAAACACCACAAGACGAACCGATGGAAACACCACAAGAAGAACCGACTGAAGAGTTATCACCTGCTGAAAAAGAATTTGAACAAACTGGTGGTGCAGATGAAAATACATATAAACCAGATGACAATTTTGAAAATAATAATATAATTGGCAATATGATAGGTAAAAACGGTTTATCTAATATTGTATCTTATAAACAAATAACATCACCCCACGAATTACGATATAATTTTAATTATAAACCCGAAATACAACAAAAATATGGAAATATATTTAATCAAGAAAATATTAAAAAATATAGTGGTAAAATGCATAATATATCCACTATAATAAAGGATTCTAAAGGCATTATTATGATTTATTCACAATATTTGGATGGTGGTGTTGTGCCAATGGCTCTTGTATTAGAAGAAATGGGTTTTACTAGATATGGTTCTGCCAAATATACTGAATCTTTATTTGAAACCGCACCTACTGCACCAATTGATGTAAATACATTCGTAAAACAACAAGATATGGCAGACAAAACATCATTCAAACCTGCAAAATATGTTATGATAACAGGTGACAAATCGTTTTCACCCAATAATTTAGACGACCTTAAGTATGTAACAAATAGTGATAATAAAAATGGTGAAAATGTAAAAGTAATATTAATAACAAAAGCAGCAGCAGAAGGATTAGATTTTAAAAATATTCGTCAATTGCATATATTAGAACCTTGGTATAATATGAATCGTCCAGAACAAATTATTGGTAGAGCAGTTCGTAACTTAAGTCACTGTGCATTACCGTTTGAAGAAAGAAATGTTGAAATATATTTACATGCTACACAATCAACAACTGATAATGAAACTGCTGATTTGTATATTTATCGTTATGCAGAGAACAAGGCAATGGAAATAGGAAAAATAACAAGAATTTTAAAGGAAATAGCAATAGATTGCATATTGAATTATGGCCAAACCTCATTTACAATTGACAATTTAAATGCACTGGCAGCGAACCAAGATATAAAATTACAGTTATCAAGTAATCAAGAAATAGATTACAAAATAGGAGACAAAGAAGGTAGTAGTTTGTGTGATTATATGAACTGTGATTTTGTATGTTCTCCAAATACGAAGATAAATGATGAAGATATTAATCAAAATACATATGGTGAACACTATGTGAAAATGAATTACAGTTCAATCGCAAAACGTATTCGTGATTTATTTAAGGAACAAATATTCTATAAGAGAGAACTTCTAATTAATGCCATACAAATTGTGAAAAAATACCCCATAGAACAGATAGATTATGTATTATCTAGATTTGTTGAAAATAAAAATAATTATGTACTAGATAAATATGGTAGAAATGGTTATTTAATTAATACGGATGATAATTATGGATTCCAACCTGTAGAGATTAGTAATGAACAATCTAGTATATATGAGAGAACCGTTCCAATTAATTATAAACCGAATGATTTATCTATGGAATTACCTATAGAAAAGGACAATTTTACGAAACCTGAAGGTAAGGTTCTCAATGTAGTATTAAAATCTTCATTGAAACATGATAAACTAGAAAAAACCTATGAGATATTGTTGAATAAGTTAAAAACAGAATTAGAAAAAATAAGTGTAGAAAAAGATAACCACGCAAAAAATATTATCATGGAAACCGCTGAAAGTGATTGGTATAAGCATCTTGGGTATGTATATATGGAATTAGAGAACAATATTAATATTCCAATAGAAAATATACAAAAATATGCCATTTATCATTGGTTGGATTCTACTCAATTGGATGATAAACTGGTTATATTGCATCATTTGTATAAAGTTGAACCATATACGTCAGGTTCTCCAATTGAGCACATTATAAAAACATATTTTGATGAAAAACTTCTTACACATAATAACGAAAAAGCAATTGCATTGAGTAGCGACAATCATATAGATGTATACATACAAATTCAAGAAACCCGAATGTGGAAAAAAGCATCTTTGTCTATTGTACGAACTTTTGCGGAGTTATTAAGAAAGAAACATTATGTGGAAAAATCTAAAATACAACCTTTTGTTGGTTTTATGCATTTATTTAAAAATAATGAAATCGTTTTTAAATTAAAAGAAATTGTTAAAAGAAATGCAAACAATAAAAACATGGTTATTAATAAAGGTTTTAAATGTTGTGTTAGTGGGAAAAAAGATATAATTAAATTTTTAAATAATAAAGTTTTAGCTAACAATCCATATCCAAGACGGCAAGACAAAGGTAGTATTATGAAATATGATGTAAATATAAATGCCAAAAATATAATGCGAATAGGATTATGTGTTATTACAGAAATGATTATGCGATATTACAATGAATGTCCATTAACACAAAATGAACAAGTATGGTTTTTTGATCCAGAAGAGACATTAGCAAATGATTTAATCAAAATATAAATTCAAATCAAAAAATTGAAAATGAAAATATATTTTTGTAAATAACATAAAAATATATTTTGTCACATTATAGTAGCAATGAATAAACAACCCGATAATAAGAAGATTTATGGCGTATATAGTCCTTCCGTTTTATCCCAAAAAGTGCATTTAATCATTACTGAAGTTGGTAAAAATATTAAACATAATTTAGAACAAGAAATTAATTACAGAGTAAATGGAAAATGTATTGCTGAAGGAATTATACAACCTGGTTCTATACGTATTATTAGTTATTCTAGTGGTTATGTAAGGAGTGACCATATTGAATTTGATGTTGTATTTGAATGTATGATTTGTTATCCGGTTGAAGGAATGTTAATTGAATGTAATACTAAAACTATTACCAAAGCTGGTATTCATGCAGAGGTTGTTAATAATGATGGCACTATACCAGTTACGGTGTTTATTGCACGTGACCATCATTTTACTGATAAAAAGTTTGCGAATATTGTTGAAAATGACAAACTAGCTGTTAATGTAATTGGTGTGAGATTTGAATTAAACGACCCTTATATTTGTGTTATCGCCAAACTTATTGAAAAAAAGATGTAATTGAAAAAAACTAATAATAATAATTATTTATGAATGAATAATTATTTTTTTATATTGCGAATTACCATTGTCTAATTACACCAGACATTTTTATATCTCCAGTCACTTCTAACTTAGAACCAGCAGAAGGCGCGGTGGAACCACCAATATGAATATTATCGGAATAATGTGCAAATCCGCCTGCTTCTATTGAAAACGCACCTCCTTGAAAGTCTGTTAAATTACCAGCACCATCGTCTTGTTTTAAATTACCTGCAAATATTACATCACCAGATGTTTTTATATTTCCAGTCACTTTTAATGAAGCATCAGTGGGTTCTGTAGAACCACCAACATGTACTGGTTTAGAATAATGTGCAAAATCAGTAGCATTAACAAAAGTAGACCCTCCAGACACTGATGTATTTAAATTATCAATATTTGTTTGCAAGACACCTTCTGCACTTTCTGCGCGTGTTTTTTCAGTTTCAATAGCAGTTTTGTTATCGGCAATAGTTGTAGTAATAGCACCAGCTGTATTATCAGCGCCGGTCAAAGCGTCTGTTATTTCTTTTAATGTATCTAATGCTGCAGGTGCACCACCAATTATTGTAGTAATACGTTCTTGTACAAAAGCAGTAGTAGCAATTTGTGTGGTATCTGTACTACTATTAGCAGTAGGTGCAGTTGGTGTTCCAGTTAATGCCGCATTTTCTTTATTCGCTTTATTCGCTATATCTGTTGCCA